AAACGATCTGACCGGATGGCGTGAGCGTTCCAGCAATAGAAAGCCCGGTCGTCGCAATGTCGAGAACCTTTGCGCCGTTGACAGCCGCGCCAATATTATTCGATCCGATCCGATAAAAGCCGGTGTCAAGGTCAGAGCCAAACGTATAGCCTGGTGCCGATGCGGACCCATTGGCGGCTTTGACCTGCCCGGTCATTACGCTCTGACCGTCCAGCGCAAGCGAGTTCGTCAGCTCGTCAGCGATGTCAGAATTGTTAGCGTTCGTTTGCGAGGATGAGATCGTAGTCGATGGCGAGAACGTATTGATAATAGCCATCGACCCGCTACCGTTGCGGGGCATTGGGATATTCCTTCTTACGGTATGTGTGTTTAGTGTGCGATCAGAGCGCGGATCAGCGCGGAGCTATTCGACAGCTTGTCGGGTGGCGGCAATGCACCGACACGGGATTCATAAAGCGGAGAGCGTTTTGCCAGAGTCTCGACGAGGCGACTGGCCTGCCTGCGTGTAAGTGCCTCGCCACCTTTGCGCGCTCCATAGAGAGCCGCCGCGAGCGCGACCTGTGGCGCGATGGATGCGCCACCTGTCATCAACGCTGTCGGGGCGCCGGCCGCCACTTGCATCCCAAGCGGGACGACGCCAGCGCCGGCCCGCCCGAGTTGGCTCAGGATATTGGAGGGAATGGTCCCACGATTGACGCCGCGAATGGCGGCAATCTCGTCCTGCGTGAAGCCGCGTTGCGATTTCGGATTTTTGAGAATTGGGCGAAGATGGGATTTGACCTGGCTCGCCAGATTGCCGGCTATCTGGCCTTCGTAGTTATCCTGCGCGTTTGCGAGCCTCTGCTCGACATTGCGAACCCGCTGCGCTGCCCCGTAGTTGGCGTTGGCTTGCTTGGTCGCACGAAGATAGTCCTCGGCTGAACCGGCCACGATATGACCTTGAGGAATATCCTCCAAATAGTCATTAAACTTGCCAAGCGCGATCGATGCTGCGGCGGCGTCTGCGGTTGGCTTTCCCTCGCTGGTTTCTCTAGAAATGAGAGCGAGGTTTTTTCGGATTGAGTCGAGATTGGACGCGCTGACAGTTGCTCCGGCAGGTGGCTCTTGGAGAGCGTGAAGAACGCCGAATGTCTTGGGCGACGTTCCAAATTGACCGCCGGAAAATCCGTGGTCGCCACCGGATAGTTCTTGTTCGAGCCGTTGGGCAAAATTCGATACTCCGCCCGTATTGAGCGTTAGTCCTGTGTTTCGCGCCTCATTATACCCCGCCGTGGCCGCGTCTTTCAATTCCCGGTAAGTGGGCGCTGCGGCCTTCGGGATGCCCGGCCCTAGCGTCCTCGCTGCTGCCATTCCGCCGGCAAGCGCGCCGCCGAGACGGGCTGCCCCTTCATAGGGTGTCCCCTCGGCCGCTTGCCCTGCCGTCTCACTACCGGCCGAGCTCAGAATGGCGCCGCCGACTTTGAGAGGCAGACTACCGGGACCGATATAAGTTGCTGGATTACCTAGCGCGCTACCGATCGCTTCGCCAACACGACCAGCTCGCCCCTGCGGCTGATGCATTGGCCCGGTGACTTTCTCGACCTCCGCCAGCCCTTCCCTGCCGGTTGGCATTTCGTCGGGATTGGCGGTCGGCACACCAGAATATTGAGCATCAAGAGCAGCCGATTTTCCAAGATTCCCGAGCGCGTCTAGGAAGCCGCCGGCCGCGCCACGCGGGATCGATTGAAAGAAATCAGCAGTCGCAGACCCACCATCGTCGGATGGCTGGGCATACTTAGCCCACGGCCCCGTCGGGGCAGATGAATCAGACTGATATTTCTCCCACGGAGGCATTACTGCACCCGCTCCCAATTTTCTTGCTTCGACGGATCGCCGCCCTTAAAGCGGTATCCATCCTCGACAACACCGGCTTGCGGACCCTTCGCACCGCCAATATCGCCAAGTTCTTTCTTGGCCTGATCGGGCGAAATGCCTTCATTGATGATGCGACCATAAATATCGCGGACACGTTTGAGGTTAAACCTGAGTTGGTCCTTATTCTGCGACAGGGCAAGATTGCCAATCGTCGCCTGCAACAGTTTGTTCTCCATCTCGGAGACTTGGCCGAGCGCCCCACCGGTCGGAGACGCATTGCGCATCTCCTGCAATCGATCAAAGCCAACGTTAGCCTTGATCGTATCTGCCAAGGCAGAGGCGTTGAAAGCATCCGTGCCGGGAATGTTCTGCATGACTGCACCACCGACACCTGTCGTCAGGTTCGGATTCTTGTCGATCAGGTCGAGGACGCGATCGATGTCCGTCGTCACGATATCCGCGTATTTCTGGCGCTGGCTATTCGCGGCCTGTGCACCAACGGCTAGTTTGGTCTGCTGCTTGCGCCATTCCTTGGGATCAGCACCCGGAGGCGGCGCCGGCAATCCCTGTGGTGCAGCAGGAGCCTCGCCCTGCGGCATGGCGGGGACATTTACTGCTGACGGCGTTCCGGTCTGCTGCCCCGGCGATGTCGTGCGGCTCGCCGGATCGATCCAGCCATACTGTTCGTTGCCGTATTGGTCTTTGCTGATGACGCCATAGGTCGGGTTTTTCGGCGCTGACATGATCGGCGTCACAGTCCCGCTGCGCGGGTCAGTGCGGACAACCGTCCCATCCGGCAAGGTCTGGAAACCGTATTGCGTCGGCTTCGCGAACTGCCCATAGAGTTGTAGCCCATAGGCACGGGTGGACGGATTGGAGATCAGTGCGCGGATCGTCCCGGCAACCTGCGGATCGATGGATGGACCGGCCTGAGCGACCTGCTGGCCGCCCATGGTCTTGGTCAGGTAGTTCTGCGTTTCAGGCGGGACTTTCGACGGATCGGCCCCGCCCTTGAGCCAGTTCTGCACATTGCCCGGCCCCCAATTGTAGGCCATGAGCGCGAGACGATCGTCACCGCCGAACTGTTTCTTGAGATCGGCGAGATAATTCGCAGCACCAGGGATCGCTGAGTTCGGATCGAGCGGATTAACACCACGCTCCTGCGCCGTCGCAGGCATGAATTGAGCAACACCTGTGGCACCTTTCGGGCTTACGGCGTTTGGATTGAAATTGCTCTCTTGCTTCAACACCGCAGCGATGCGGTCTGCTGGAACGCCAGAACTTGCCGAGGCGGTATTAATGATCGGCTGCATGTTGGCAGGCACATTGACCTGAGCAGGCGGAGTCGCGGGTTGTAGCGAAGACTGCGGAGCAGCAGGAGCAGCGTCGGTCGGTGCTGTCCCCCCGGCAAGCCCTGGCAAGCTTCCGAGCATATCCGTGATCTGCTTCTGCCGTGCCTGTTCTTCGCGGCGCAGATCGCCAGCCATTGAACCGCCGACGAGCGCATTGGCGAGACGCGCTGCACCCTGCCACGGACTTTGGATCGGGCTGGTATCAATGCCCTGCGTGAGCATCGCCTGAGCAATGGCCGAGCGCATTTTACGCTCTTCCGCCGAACTCGGGAGTGTTGGAGTGTCAGGCGTGGCCGCGAGTGTGCTGATTAGACTTGCCATGGCACGTTACCCAAACGACGGGATCGGCAGACGGCCGGAGTATGCCCAGCCGCCCAAAGGCGCAGCTGCCAAACCGAAGATGCCGCCCAGCGCCGCATTCCTTGTCGAGTTCTGCGCGTTGTAACCGGCCATTTCGCCTTGGAATGCGTTGTTGTAGGCGCCGATTACGTCTGTCGGCGCTACTCCGGGCGACGGTGTCGTGGTGAAATTCGGTTGGCTGACCTGCGAGCCACCAAGCAACGCTGAAATCTCATTGAGAGGTTGATTGCGATTTGTGAGCGCTTCCTGCTCCGCTTGCGAGCGACCGGCCAGTAATGCCGAATTATAGGCATTGTCGCGCTGCATACCGAAGTCGCGCAAAGCGTTCGTATAAGCCTCAGATCCCTGCTGGATTCCCTGATTAGAGAGCTTGGTTTCCAGCGCACTTTCGCGCTGTTGCCACACCGGGTCTAGTAACGTCTTGGCAATGTCAGACTGTTGGTTGTTGATCGCCGAATTGAGATCAAACGGCGTATTGAGAATATTGGCGACCTTGGCGGATTGATCTACGCCAAGTTGGCCCAGATTTGTCTGGGTTTGCGTGCTTAGATTGTAAAGATTCTGCTGCTCGGGCGAAAATGATTGCGTGGCCTCAAAGCGAGGCGTGCCATCTTCCCATGTGCCGATCTGGTTGTAAGTCAGGTTGCCGTAAGGCGTAACCTGATTGGTCGCGTTCAGCCCATATTGGGCAACAGCCGTATCTTTGTTCGACTGTGTTTGCGCAGCGGCAGTCGCGGCCGGATCAGGCGGCGACGGAGGTTTTGGTGCTGACATTGGAAATCCATCTGCATTCGGCGCGCTTCAATCGAAGCTGCAAGGCGTGCTCGCCTTCGCCGTAATAGTCAGGGCTGGTGCATTCAGGCTTGAACCCGAACCGCACCAATTGCTCGATGGCTTCCGAGTTTGATTTCGGTGGCCTTACTGTGACGCGAGAACATTGAAGCTGCTCAAAAACGTAGTGCGACACGCAACGGATAAATCCTCTTGCCATCGGCGGATTGATGACAAGGCCAAGGTCTATATTCCCGCCGTCATACATGCCGTGGAATAGTGCGGCCGCCGTCAGCCGGCCTTCGCCATTTACCCATCCGATTATGGCCTCTGGCCGCATGAACGGGTGGCCGAGTTTCTTTGCTGCCCATCCACAAACGGCGTCGTCGTGACCGAGGAGCAGCGGCATCAGTTAAGACCGCCGGATTCCCATTCGTAGTCGATCGCGTTCAGTTGGAGTATCGCTGGGTCGGTTTCGCTGCCCTCGACCTGCCCGGTCATCACTAGAGAGGCGCAATAACCGAGCGCCATGACTTGCAGCCATTCATCCTTGAAGAAACTTTCCTGCGGCCAGACCGCCACATCCCATAGCGCATCGTCCCAGAGCGCCGTGACCTGTGCTGATGCCTGACCAGGAATAACGGTCACGTCGTCACGGAAATCTGTGTTGAGGCCGATACCGGGAACGATGTCGGCGCCCGTGGTCATGATCGGACGAATGCGCGTCCAGCGTTTCTGCCGCCCCTTCTGTTTGAAGTAGTTGAATGCACCCTTGAGATTGAACCGGATGGCCTGACCGTTATCGGTGCCGCCAACATCCGCCTCTTTCACGATGCCGTCGTTGCCACCGAAGAAAAGCCGGTCCTGAAATACCTCAAAGCAATTTGCATCCCATCCCGTGAACCGACACCAAGCGCCTGTAACCGTGTTCATCACGGCTTGCAGTTGCGTTTCTCCTTCGACCGACGGGATGTTTAGAATCGCCCGCGTTCCACGCGGATATGAAATCAACTGCCACCCGAAATTGGACGCCCAAGAGCTGGTGTAATCGTTAAGCACCGGCTGGATATTCGCGGTCAGGGCGATACGGGCAGCCGCTCCGCGTTCCATGCCGGGAATCTGACTCATCGGCAGAACGCCATCCCGCGTGATGATCGCCAAATCGGAGCCGATTTTCAGCAGACAGCGCAGACCAATCGGGTTGCCAACCTCAAACACGCCGACAATCGACCATGTGTCAGAACTCGCCGGATCAGTCCCCTGATAAACAGCAATCTCACCTTTCGAGGAGACAAACACCGCGAGATCGTCTGGCCCGGAGCCGCCGTCCCGCGTCCACGTTCCCATTGCGACGAGATAGCCGCCCTTCTTGAACACGCCGCCGAGCGGGAATGTTGTCGCGGCACCTTGGATGCTATCGACGGGAAGATAATAAGCATCCGTCGAATCCTTCAGAACGCCCCAGATACGGTTCTTGTGGACGTTGACGTTGATCGTGTCCTCGGCCGAGACACCGGTAATGGTCGCGGTTGACCAATTCGCTCCATCGAAGATTTGCGGGTCATCCGCACCATTGACGGCCCAAAGAAATTTTCCGCCAGCCGTCTCAAAATTCACATACTGGAAGCGGGCATTTGTCAGCCCGGTAACATCCTCGCTTGGCGTTGCCGTCGTCACATCGAAGATCGATGTTTTACTTGCCGCGAACAATGCATCATCACCAACGCTAAGCCCGTGATAGGCCATGATCGACTCGACCGGCTCGGCCGTATCAGTATCGGAATGCTCCTTATGACCACGCCGCAGCTCGACGTAACCGGGCTGCGGGAACATATTGTCCATCAGGATCGCAAACTCTGGGTCCATCGCGGCCAGAGGCTGAATGGCGTTCCAGCCCTTCCACGGCGGCGGCATGGACGTGCTGTTCGCAAGCGTCCGAACTGCAATACCAGAGCGAGTACTGGCAACGGCCGGCCTACGCATCGATATGCTGGTCCCAACCAGGTGACGGCGGATTGCCGGATGATCCGCCCACACGAATTATGCCCATGCCGCGATCACGCGAGCAGGCACGTTCAACCTCGCGCTCGTAGGTCGCCAGTTCTTCGGCATAATCGAACAGTTGCGCCCGGCGCCAACGCCAGATCACTCCAAGAACAATGAGACGCTCCGGGATACGCGCGACATCATCGTCGGCAGCCCAGCGTTTCTGCCCAGTCCCGCTCAAACTCTGGCACCAATTTTTGGTGACATATTCGTGCGCGATGGTCTGACCGGCGACAGGAGCCGGGAATATATTGAGTTGGTCGCCGACCAGCCTCCACCAGCCCGTGACGCCGCCGGTGACGCCCTGCTTGAGCACCTGCCATGACCGTCCATCGGTTGGACCGGCGTATTTTTGGTTTACGGTTCGGTTCCAGATTTCCGCGCCATAGACGAAACGATCATATGGTTCTGCATCGCCATCATTCGGCAAACCATCGGTCTGCGCTTCCGCGGCATTGGACGTGAAGGTGTATTGCTGGATCAGGCTTTGCCAGTCGTGGCGACGTGAAAGCTCCTCACCCTCTTTGTTCGCAAGATTCAGCAACGAGACGATATTGGCGTTCTTGTTGCCAATCACCGTCGTTGGTGCAGAAACGCCGACGCTCGGATCGTTGCAGACATCCTTGATGAGATCGAGGAGCGCCATGTTTAGGCCGCCTTGGCTTTCTTCTCTTTCGGCAGTCGCGCTTCAAGCGCCGCCAACTGATTTGAGAAGGTTTCCTGCATCGCAGCCATCTGATCGCGCAGGCTTTGGTTCTCGACCGCCAGCGCATTCGCGGCAGCCGAATCCTTGGCCTGTCGCACAAAGGCTTGCGCCTTCACGCGAAGATCGCGCCCCTGCTGGCCGAGATTGCCGAGATTGCTGTCGCTGACTTCAGCCAACGACTCGACCGTATGGATATGGATGCCCTTCAGGGTCATTGCCATCGATCGCGTGACCTGCGGCCACTGGTCGATCGGGAATCCTTCGACGACCTTGCTTTCACGGTTCTTGAAGGCCGCATAAGCTTTCGGAAAGCGCTGCTTGTGCTGATCGGTCGCCGGCTGACAGAGGATGGTCTGCTTATCGCCGGGAACAACGATCTTCACGAACTCCTTGTCCACGTAGATCGGGTGGCCTGCGGTCGCGGATTTCTTCTTGTCCTCGACCGGCAGAAGGCCGAAGCCAACTGCGACCTGCGGGTAGTGGTCGGCCAAGCCGGCCTCTCGTTCCAGCACGAGCGGGATGTCGTCATTCAGCATTCAATCCTCCGTTTGATTGGATGGTAAAACTGCAACTGCGCGCCTCATTCGTAAGGCGCTACACCCGCGTAGCAGATGATTTTGGGTCGCCTTGAGTCAGGCCCGCCACGAAGGCCATACCGGCCCGCCGTATAGTTCGACATGAAAAGAGGGCTGCCATCAGGCACTTGCACTTCGACACCGCAGGCCTGAAGAAGCCCGACATGGTAAGCCACGCTCGGCTGCGAGACTTCTGCCTCTGGGCCGGAGAACATATGCACGCCCCAAAGTCCGACACGCGATACGCGATCTTCAGGCGCTACAGCCGTCAGATGCTCGTGTCGCGCCAGCGCCAGCATGTAGGCAATCGAATTTTCGAGATATGGAAACGGCAACCGAGCAATCACATCATCGATCGGATAAACGACTGACTTCTTGAAGCGATGCGAGCGTGACTCATCGCACCAAAACTCGGCATCCGGTGCCTTGTTCTGGGCGCGGTCAATCCATTTCTGTTCCTTGAGCCAACTCTCAGGCATTTCCTGATAGAATTGCTCTGAATGCAGCTCGAAAAATCGATCTACACGCGGATAGGAAATCCAGGGCAAGCCCCAGATTTCCCATTCCGGGTCGTGGAATGGCGCGAGGAGATTTGTGCCTCCCCGCGCCACGATTGCGATCTGACGCAACTTACGTCGCGTCCTTCTGGTCGTTCACGCTCGGCGACGTGATCTGCACGAGCGCAAGGCCAGTCGCGGTGTCGTCGGCAGAGGCCCACTTGGCGCCTTGCACACGATCACCCGTGACAACGGCATCATCGCAACGGCCGGCGGCCGTATCGATATAGACCTTGCCGGAGTCGGCCACATCCGCCGCGCTGGCATTGCCCAGACCATCGGTCTGATACCAGCCATACTGGCTTGCGACGTTCGCCGACATGGCGACCGCAACCGGCCCGATAGCGTTCGGCGCAATAAGCGCCGTCGCCCCCGTTTCCCGGTTGTAAGTCACCCATGAGCCGACGGCCGTATTGGCCACGCCTTGGAGGTAGATGAAACTGCCTTCGCCATAGGTCGGGTCGATTGCCCGAACCCTCGTGCCGAGCGGCAGTTTCTGTGTGGTGGACGTGTCCGCAATCGCTTGCGGGATGACACGAGATTCAGTCGGTTGATAAGCCATGTTTCGTGTCCTCCGCTTACGAGTCAGTGAGGATGCCCTGGAGCGCGAGGTTCGAGGCACACATATTGCCGACGAACCCCAAGAAGCGCACCGTGGCGTCCTGGTTGACGGGAATGCGGTCGCCGCCGAACGGAACGAAATTCCGCTCAGTGTGAGGCCGCAGGTAGATGTAGTCCGTGTTGAGGAAATACATGGTCTTGGACGGGCAATAGCCGTTGTCCAGAACCACGTCCGCCTCGCCGCCGGCGCCATAATACTTGAGCGCCGAGAAGCCGTAGCCCGCCATCTCGGTCGAGGTGACGCGCTGGATCGGCTGCAAGCATTCGAGATAGCGCTTGTAGCCGGTGGCATCCGTGACGATCAGATCGGTTCGATCCGAGCCGCGAACGCAAGAGATCGCGGACTCGTTCATCTCTGACAGGAAGCCCGGAGGATTGGCCGAAGTCAGGTTGACCGCAGCATCAAAGTCCACGGTGTTCGCCTGGTTCGCCCAGAACGTGTTGGCAGACTGCGAGATGCCGCCGACCGTGTTATTGTGAGAAGCAGTCACCATCAGGCCAAGACCGTGGAGCTGCTTGCCACCTGAGCCCGTGCCATCCGAGTAGGACGCCTGAGCCACGAGGTCGTAGAGCGACCGCTCGCCGTTCTTCACACGGGAGGCAACGAGATCGATGACCTCGCTTTCACCCATGTTCTTGAGCTTTTCCAAGCCTGACCAGACGATAGGCACGTAGGCCTGTTTCCAGTCATATTCGGCCGCGGTAAACGGCTCGAACGGAACGGTCGAGAGAGTGTCGTAACCGGCATACCAGCCGCCGTTCGTGTTCAGTGAGACTTCAAGCTCCTGAACGATCGTTCGGCCGCCAGTGGCGGGTTTTACCTTGCCACGCCGGCGCAGCCGGTCGAGCAAGGCAGTCGTTCGAGTGGCATTGTCAGCCAACTTACCGCTGCGGTTTCGCAGGGTGGTTGTGACAATGTCATCGAAATTTGCGTTTGCAGGCATTTTCGATGGTCCTTATGCCGCGTGCTGCCGGTATGCGGCCCGCACGTCAGCTTCGAGGTCGTCGGCGCCATCCGTTTTCTGTTCGATCACGGTGCCGGGAGCAGACGAACCGTTGAGGGATTTGGATGCCGCCTTGGCCTTATCGGCGATAGCTTGATCGGCTTGCCGTTTGTCACCGGCCGTTTTTGCGATGCGCTCGTTGATAAGCTGCTCGCGTATTTCGGGGTGCATGTTGCAGGCAAGGTCGTAAGCCTTTGCAAGATCGGCTGCGTGATCCCCTGTTCTTTGCACAATCCCGGACGAGATCAGTTGAACGATCTGGTCCTCAAGATTGGAGAAGAACCTGTATTGGGGATCACTGCGGAAACGCTCCACCACGGTTTCTGCCGCGCGAGCCGCGTTGGCTTGCTCGGCAGCCTGCCGCTGGTTGAACGTCCCCTCCAGCGAGGCGAGCCGCTGTATGATCGGTTGAATGATCGGTAACAGCGGGTTTTCGGCGTCGGCATTTTGATGGCCGTTGCCGTTTTGATTGGGTTGCGGGACCGCGCCGAATTTCTGCGCAGCCGCGAGAAGCATCTGGCCAATCTGCTGCGGCGGCATGACCTGCCGCAGATTGTCGGCGACATGCAGAAAGCCCTGTTCGGGATTCCTGCGGAATAGTTCTTCGATGCCGGTATAGGCTTCCAGCGCCTGACCAAGCGACTGACCGGCACGCTGCGCGCGTTCCCGGAACGGCTTGAGGTCGCGGTAGTCCTTGAGTTCGGCAAAACCCTGGTTGATCTCGGTTTCGCGCTTGGCGATGGCGGCTTTGAGTTGCGGATCGGCCTTGTCGAAGGCGAGTTTCGCTGCAACCGAATAAGACGCTGGTGCAGCCACCACAGCATCCGGCTTTTGTTCGGTCTGCTGCTCCTGCGGCTTCGCCTCAGCCGGTTTCTGCTCCTCAATTGGCCTCTGCTGCACTTCAACGGGCTTCTGTTCGGGCTGCTCGGTCTTGTCCTTGGCGACGAATTTGCCATCGGCCCCACGCAGGCGCTCGCCAGCCTCCGCTGGCTTTTCTTCAGCCTTTGGCTCCGGCTTCGCTTCTGGCTCGGACTTCTGCTCGACCTGCTCAGGTGCGGCCGCGATTTCGGTAATCGCCGCCTTCACGTCGTCCGACACATCGTCCACGACAAATCGTTCGCTCGATTGAGCGTCACTCATGCTTGGCTCCTGCGGTTGATGGCAGTTAACGCGAGGCGAGTTCTTGGATCGCCCGTTTCACATCCTGATGGATGTTGCCCTGATCGATCCGGCTAAAACCTGGATCGCGGGCAATGCTCTTGTCGGTCCCGGCTTCTTCAAGCCCATGCGCGCGCGTAGTAGCGCGGAATTTCGACTTGCTGTCATAATGCCGCCCGTCAGCCATGTGCATCGTCAGCGGCATGGTGTCGGAAATCACAAATGCGGCATTGCCCTGCTTCTCATGGCGCGGTCCCGCGATCTCGACCGGCACAAGGCCGTTCTCGTTCGCTTGCGGATGGTTTGGGCGATAGACCCAACGTCCCCTGCTCATGCCGCCAGCAAGAGGCTAATCATGTCGTCCTCTTCCATTTGTTTTGCTTTGAGCAGCGCGATTGATCTCGCCACTGCATCCTGATTGATCTGCCATGTGAGCGGTCGCGTGGTCTGACTGACCGGAACCGGGGGGAACATCGCCGCGTAGATATCCGCAGTAATGTCCTTTTCGTAGTCCTTGCGCTGTTCTCGTGTGCGCCGGCTTGAAGCCTCAAGATCATCCGCGCGCTTGCGCTCTTTACGGAAATCTTCCTCGGTGTAGCCACCGCCGAACAGCGATGTGTCTGCTGTTGCAGCACCACGGAATAAGAGGAGAAGCATTTAACCCGGCTCGCTAGGCAGCTCTATTTCTTCGGGGATTGCCGCGCTCTCTGGCAAATCGCGCAGATCTTGGCGATAGATTGCCCATGCCGTTTTCTGCACTTCGGTCAGCGCGTTGTCATCGAGCCGGGTCCAGTCGCATCGGGCGAGCATGAAATTGCGGACACGGCGCACTTCGCGCCAGCGATCTTCCACCGGCATGTCTTGCATCTGGTCCAGCATTCCAATCATAATTGCTCCGTCCTTACGTCAGAGGCGCATCGCCCATGAATGAAATTGTCGAGGACCAGCTCAGTCTCCTCACCACCACCGTCAAAGGCGCGATGAGCCGCGACGAGCTGGCGCTATTACGCGACCTCGCGGCGCAGAGCAGCGAAGCCATCGTCGAGATCGGCACCGCCGATGGAAAGTCGGCGATCGCGCTGGCCCTTGGCTCGCGCGCCGGCAGGCAAGCTCCGGTGTTTGCAATCGATCCGCACGTTGAGTTCACCGGCCCGCTCGGCGGAAAGTATGGGCCGAAAGACATGCAGACCGCGGCCGAGAATTTCTTGCGGTTCGGCGTTGCGTCGATCGTCCGCGTTGTGGCGCTGCCATCACAGCAGGCCGCGCTTGGGTGGTCGCAGCCGATCGGACTACTATGGATCGACGGCGACCACCGCCATGAAGCGGTGCGCGCAGACTTCGAGGCATTCAGCGAGCATCTCGTGCCTGGCGGCTATGTCGTGTTCGACGATACGCATGTGCCAGGTCTCGGTCCTGACATCGTCGTCAATGACGCCATCGCCGCCGGCTACAAGGAAATTCCGGCCGCTGGGAAGATGCGCGCGATCCAGCGCGTTACTTGAACACCCCCATCACGGATAGCGCCGAAATGAGAACATTGGCCGCGGCCGGTGTGATTGTATCAGTCTCACGCAAGATGATGAGATTAGTGTTGGAGATCGGTGATTGTTGGGTGCAAGGAACCACCATGCAGCCATTTCGCGTCGTTCCGGCATCTCCGCTTTCCAATGCGAAGTAGCTTCCCGATGAGCCATCCGCCGACAACCCGATCTGACAAAGTTCGCCGCTGCCCTGAATAACGACGCGGGCGAGAATGCCACTCTGACGAAACGTGGTGCCGAGAATTGCTTGCATCATCGGCGAGATGTCGATCGCGATCCCGCTACCGTTTGAGGTCCCCTCACCTAGACGGATGGTATCGCCATTCGCCCAGGTCGAAACGTCGCTAGCGCTCGTGACCTGCAACGTGGTGGTCGACGGCTGCGCCTTCACCCAAGCCGACTGACTTTTGGTCGTATTCCATATGCGAACATAGGACACGCCAGCCATCAGGCTCTGCCTGAAGAAGAGACCGGCAACGGCAGACGACAGCGTGAGGACATCGCCCGCCACCGAACTCAGTGTAGCCGTGCGCGGGTTTTGAACGCGGGCCGTATCGATCCTATAGGCCGACACGACGCCATCGCCGCCGGGCGTAATGATCAGCGAGCCGCTGCGGTCGAAATTATTCAGCATTTACGCCTCAACCGCAAAACAAGGCTGGCCGGCCGTGCCGATAACCGTGATTGCTGCAGTCGTCACGAAATCCGGGCCACTCTCATAGGAGCCATAAGGCACGAGCGTTAATGTCCCTGCGGCACCGATAGACGCCGCTCCACCAGCAAGGTTGATGCCGACATTGGCGTTTCCGGTGTTCTGAATAATGATCTTCTTGCGAGATGAATTTGATGCGATCAGCGTCTCGCTCGAACCTGACAAAGACGTCTTTGTCTTGTCGGTGAATGTTCCT